CGATATCAAAGCCCTGTCTGCGTAGGTTCTGAATCCACTGCTTAACTTCTGAAAGGTTTACTGGACCTTCAATGCGAGGCTCCCACCATACAACTGCATCTACTACTACGATAGGTGCTACTTGCTGGTAATCCTTAACTACCTGAATATTTACCCCCTTCTCAACATGTGCTATTGCCACTGCACACTTGTCGTGCTTCTGTGCAAGGTCAGCATGGACAAAGTATTTCTTGTCTGGGTCTGGTGTGAATGATGGATCAAACATTTTGTTGGTGTCAATAGGGTTTCTGATGGTCATGGTTGCACGAACCTTGTCTTGCTGCTTGAAGAATGCATCCGAGGCGTAGGTTGGGATACAGGCAAAACGTTGCATGGCATCACCGAGGTCTGTGTAGAATGCCAGCTTAAAATCATCAATCTTACGGGTAGGGTTTACCACCCATGTAGGTCGCTTAATGGCAAACATGCCTGGGTATTTGTAGGAGATAATTTGATCTTCATCCCACTCAATATGCAGTGAGTTGCCCTCCATCTCTTCTGGAAGATCTGGATTCATAATAAACTTGTGAGTCTTTGTAATGACTTCTTTCTCAAGAATGACATCATCATATCTTTGGGAGATAAAGTCTCCAGGGTAACGTGGGAACGATAGTAGGGCTACCTTGCCCAAGTCTGGAAAGCGAGAGTCTACGGAAGCACGGAAGGCTTTGTAGATGTTGTCTGCGGTCTTGCCTTGATCGTTACCAGTTCCAACTTCATTAGCGAAACCAGAGATCTCATCTAGTACCGCTAGGATAAGGTTTAGACCCTCGTGAGACTCACGTTCCGAGTGACCAGAATAAACCGTGATAGCGTGGTCAAACTCAACGCTGTCTGCCTTTGCGTAGAACTTACCTGCAAACCATGGTGATCGCTCAACCTTGTTTTTAAAACCCTTAAAGAAAACGTTCTTAGCCTGTTGTGCGTTAATAGCAATGTTGATGATATCGATAGCATCGCCAGTTGGCTTACCGAAATAACGAGCAGGGTCCTTAAGGCAAAGTAATTTATAAACGATGTAGCAACACGCTACTGTGGATACGAAGTCCTTGCCACTACCCTTGCCTAGCTGTAGTATAACTTCGTTCTTGGTATATTTCTTGTAATACCTGCGACCTTCTGTGTCGCCCATAATGTCAATCAAATCTTCAAGTTTGTAGATCTGGCTCATAGCTTCCACAATGTCATACTGAATGTCGGACAGTGTTGGTTGCCCCAAATACTCTTCGCCCTCAACAAAGGTGCGAGCATCTACTGGCATCTCAATAAAGTTGCTATTCTTCAGAACCTCAAAGAAGTCATTAAACATTGACAATTGTGATTACCTCTTGCTCTTTGGCTACCTGTGATAGCCTACGCATAATCTCATCACGAATCTGTGGATATTCAGATGCAATATCTTTTAGGATGTTTACCAAGATGTCTTGCTTACGCTCAATCTCAACCATCTCTTCTGCCAGTTCTTTGTTCTCAAGCAGACCAGCCTTCTGCAGCATATCAATACGGGTCTTCTCTAGGTCCATTACAAGTTTGATACCTGCGGTCTTAGCACCCAGGTTTGCTGTAGTGGTTGCATCATCGATTACTTCGTATGCTTTACTAATTAGTTTATTATAGTGAGTGTCTGCACCTACTAGTGCTTCTTTGGCACGAGCACGGATAGCGGCATTGTCAGAAGCCATCACACGCCATTGATTGATGTGGGCTACAACTTTCTGACGAGATAGAGCAAGCCCTTTAGAAATCTGGGTAGGCTCTTCTCCCTGGAGATACTTCTCCACAACCTTGTTCATTTCATCAAGGTGTTCAACTGTTAGTTCTTCAATTGACATTTCTTGTACGCCTTCCCCTACGAGTAGGAATTCTCTTTAGCCTTTCAATGCTGAAAGAGTATAGTGCTCCTGTACGCATTTTTTGCACTTCGAAGCAGTCTATCCATTGTACACCAGTTAGCTTGTTAGTAACTACACTATCAAACTTAAACTTGCGACCATGCTCATCTTGAATTTTAATTAGGTCTCCCTTTACAATTGTAAAGTTACCCTGCTCAATCTCGTACACACGATCAAAGTTGGTGATTACTGGTTCTGATTTCTTACGTCTAGCCACGGAACGCTCCCTCTAGTCTTTTAATTTCATCTTGAATGTAGAAGATAGCCTTCTCCAAATCTTGAATGGTCTTAGCCTCATCCTTTAGACCTGCTCGCCATAGATACTTAAATGCATTACCGATGTTGAAGTTGCGATGTCTGGTAATTTGAATACACTCAACACCGCTTGGGTCTGAGGTGTAGTGTGGTGGGTGGTTTACTTGATCCACTGTAATGGAAAGGTTGCCTGGCTTAAATGCTTTATCAATTAACTTTTGGTCAATGTCTGGTGAACTCATCGTTTTGATTTCCTTAATCCGAACTTGGCTAGGTATACGTAGATAGTTTCTACGCTAGTGCCACATTCTTTAGCTATTTGTTCTGGTGTTTTCTTATCTAGGTGATAACGTTTTTTTAACCATACCTCACTAGTATACAGCTTCGTCATTACTTTGTCAACCTTTCCCAGTTATTAATTGCATAGTGACCAATTGCAATTGCATCTGCCACATCGTTATCTGGAACCACTTTGTCATACTGAATCTCAATAAAATGAATAGTCTTTTGCTTTCTTGCTTCTCTGATCTTGGTCTTAATCCATGAGTCAGACTTGCCTGGGTTGTCTAACTTAATCTTTGCCAACTCTTCTTTGCTTGGCTTTTTGTTACCGATAAAGTTTTGCCATGTGATTGGTGCTACCGATCTAATTGTTCGTACTCCAGCTGCCCCCAGAAGTGCTCCTTGAACCAGAGCAAGGTCTGCAGCAACCTTTGGGCTATTCATAAACACTGTGTGCTCAATGACAATGGCATCAATCTTTTCAAATGTGTCGAAAAAAGCCTTTACCTTTGCTCCAGCATCTACAACCTTGTCGTATGCGGTTAGCCCAGTAAAACCAATCTTTCCATACTTAATTAGTTTCTTATCTGTATAGATTGCAAACGCTAAATTGTTAGTGCTAGCATCAATAGAGCAGATGGTTTTGGGCTGCTCAATAAGATTACTGATCTTTACCATTTATAAATCCTTTGATATCTTTGAGTGCTTTCTGAACATCTGTTGGATTAACTTCACAGACTTGACAGATTGCATCATCATTATAAATAGAAAGAGAGACACCACACGATTTGCAGTGTCTCTTCTTCCCAACTCTGTTTTGGATTCTTGTTCTAGCATAGCGTTGTGCTATCTTCTCTTTGGTTGCTGCTTCCCTACATTCAGGGCAGCAGTAGATCTGATAGGACATCTTTGCTTCGAATTGGTTGTCACACCATTCACAGTGTTTGTTTTTCATCTAACGACTCCAGAGATTTAATCTTTATCTCTCCAGAACCTGCATTGTCACAAGCCTCGCGGATTGGACAAGTCTTACAGATTTTTGAGTTTGAACGATAGTTTTTCTCTGGCAGGGTTTTATCTTCCCATGCCTTTCGAACTGTTCTCATCCACTCAAAAGTGTTCTCTACCCACTCAAACATGTACTGATTTAATTCTACAGGAAAAATCAAAAGTTCGTGATTGTTCTTGTTCTCATAGATCAGAATTGCTTTATTCTTATTAAGGATCTTCATGTAGATAAGCAGCTGGACCATGTGACCTAGCTTTGGCTTACCTGCCAATTTACGATACTCAAAACCTTCGTTCGGCATTGTCTTGATCTCGCCAAGCAATTCGCTATCTTCCCAGTTTAGAATAACGTCACCATATCCGAAGATAGGTGGATCATTATAAGTTACTTTAAATTCAGAATCAACAAGGAGACCTGGGACATTGCCCATGGCTTCCTGGATTCTTTCATGTGCCTTTGTACCAGCAGTCATGTTGGCACCGCCATAAGCATCGGCGTTGTCTGTGAAATTTGCACCCTCAAAAGCTAGATACCAATAGCGAGGGCATTCTCCATGAGAGAACGCAATCGTGCTAGGGGCAAATGTCTTCTTGGTTGTAAACTTATCTACACGATTGATTGTATAACCAGAGTTAATCTTTTCAATCAGTGCTTCCTTGTCAATGAAAGATGGACGAGAAGAAACCTTGTCCTCTACCTTGAGCATTACTTGTTGCAATAAACTTTTAGCCATGTTAATACTAGCGAGTAATATACTTCAGAGCTGACACAAGGTTATTGATTGCCTCGGCAGCGGTGTAGTAGATATTCTTCTTCGCTCTATCTCCTTTTTCTACATTGGTAAGCCAAGTGGCTTTGAAGGACATCTTCGCAGCAATTGCTTGCAAGCGAACGATCTCCACTGTTGCAACGTTAAGCGGAACATCTGGCTTGATAATTAGTTTAGCGATGAATGTTAGTGCTACAGTTAGCTCTTCATCATCCATGTATTCTGCAATGTCTACTAGACCATTGACTTGTTCAAGTGTTGTTTGTTGCGGTTCCATTTATATCCTTAATGTTATGTTTCTATTATACACTATCTGGTGGCAGTTGGTCAAGTATCATCTCTAGCAAAGACAACTCAATGATTGCTAGTCTTGTTTTAATACCCTCTTCGCCAAGGACAACTACGATTGCTGGATTATCATTATTACGAATAGCATCTGTAGTTGCCTTAGCCCATACCTCTTTGTTCAGCGTAAAGGACTTGCCAACTTCCTTGAAGTCAACTGTGAAGCCTTCCCATGACGCATCGCCTTTGTGTGTACCACGTCCAGAGTTCTTGTGCTGTTTAGCACCAAGCCTTCTAGACTCTCCTCGTTCACTCAAAGTCTTTAGCCTTCTTCTTTGTGCTTAGGCTGACAACACTCACGTGCTTGTCTGGACACATCCAGGTTAATTCTTTTTGCTCTGGATATGATCGTATGCTCCTAACCTCTGCTTTGCAGACGTGACAGATAAACTGTCCCTGGTATACGTTATACTTCGCCATTGACCATAGCCTTAATTTTGTCTTGTAGGTCTAGGTCTTCTCGTACACGATTGACAAACTTATCCCTACCCTGCAACTTGTCCTCGGTTCCTGGGATGATGTACCAAGCACCTGTGCGTTCGATAAGACCCATCATTTCCGCAGTATCAACAAGGTCACCGATAGAATCGATACCCACCATAGGACCTCTGAAATAGAAATCATATTCGCCACTCTGAAATCCAGGACTCGTCTTAGAGAACTGTAGCTCCCAACGAACCTTGCGACCAACCTTTTCCTCAATGAGCTTGTCTCCAATAGGAATCTTGCCCTTGATAGCCTGATTGTCAGACTCAGAGCTAAATAGTTTAATGACGGTTGAAGAATAGAACTTAGTAGCCTGACCGCCTGTTGGCTGCTGGCTTGTATACATTGCAGAAATATTATTTCGGCTCTGACTAATAAGGACAAAAAGTGTAGGCTTGACCTTATTATTTGCATAGTTGAGCATCTTCCACGCATTACTAAAGTCTCGTGACTCTGCTCCAATTTGTTTAGTATTCTCCAACTGCTTGAGTTCATCTGAATCCTTCTCAAAATAAATAGCAGGTAGTAGAGATGTGATTGAGTCAACTACGATCAGGTCTACTCCTGCGTTCATTAGGTTTGTTCCTACATCTACCATCTCGTTGATTGTACGAGCCTGTGAGACGATTAGGTTGTCTGTGTCTACCCCAAGCTTCTTAGCCCAATCTTCAGAGTAAGACATCTCGGCATCGATCCAGGCACAGAGCTTTCCTTCTTCTTGTGCTAGTGCAATCATCTGTAGGCACAGAGAAGACTTAGCCGATGATTTACTGCCCCAGACTAGCACCTGACGACCCATAGGAAGCCCACCAAGCAATGCACGATTGAGACCATAGCTAGGTGTGGGTTGATATGTTGTTTTAAAGCCAACTCCGTTTGACAAACGCTTGCGAATGCGTGGATCTAGTGCTGCCATTGCTTCTTCTATAGTTGTCATTAAAACTTCACTCCGTGCTTCTGTGGTCTTGACTGATTAAAATTAGTCTTGTTATTGAATGCAACCTGTAGGTCCCCATTCACATACTCATATTCACGAAGACCTGCGTATAGGTCAAGTGTGCGGATAATGATATCTGCCACTTCGTCTGCCACTGCTTCTGGTCCGTGTGACTTCCTGATGGCTTCCATGACCTCTACAGCCTCTGATACAATCATCATTAACTGCTTGGTCATAAAGATATCAACCTGTTCCTGTGGGGCATCTTTAATAACGTCCCAGAAACCTTTCTCTACTGCTACCTCGTGTAGCTGTTTTGCCATATCATCTAGTGTTGAACTAAACATCGAATACATCCTCCATAATTGTTGTGTTGTCTTTAGTTTTACCCAAAGAGAATTTGTAAACCTTACCCTCATCAATCTTCATGTACGCCTTTGAGAAAGACGTGGGGAAGACTGTAACGCTGTGTAGGTCTCTGCTGGCATCTGCTAGAACTAGCGAAGCCATCTTCTTGCCAGCCTTGGTTACCCTTGACTTGAATGATACTACGAATAGTTCATCATCCTTGTAGGGTAACTGGCGATAGTTTAGAATCTTGATCAGACCACTTGGGTGACCCTTGATCTCGTCTGCAGGAATAGCAGTAACAATTCTGTTATCACTTGCTAGCAAGATGTAGGTCTTTCCAGCCTCTACGCTTGACTGCTCTTCGTCAAATATACCAACGCTACCAGTCTTGTCCAGGATCTCAACTCGTGACCATCCCTTGCCTCGCTTGATAGCCTTGACCATACCCATTACAACGAATGCACCCTTCTCTTCATACTCTTCAATATCATTGATGAATGCGTGGTAGTGAGATGGCACAGAGATGTTGAACTCTGGCAAGTTTAGATACTCGTAAAGGTTCTCCTTGATGTCTTCATCATTACGAGGGTTATCCTCAAACGTTGCAGCACCAATCAGGCGAAGAGCTTGAAGAGCACGACTATTGACCCCATTACCTTTACCAAAAGTAAATGCTTCCAAATCGGCATACGACTTAAAGGGACGAGCATCAATATACTTAGTAGCAATGTTATCTGAAATATATTTAATTGCTGAGAGACCAAAGCGGATACCCTTACCTTCTATTTTAAAGTCCATGTCTGATTCGTTAATGTGTGGTAGGCGAACAGGAATACCCATACGCTTTGCTTCAATTAGATACTCTGTACGAGCATCCTTATCGCTCTCGTTCTTCAGTAGAGCGAACATGAATTCTAGTGGGAAGTGATACTTCAACCATGCAGTCCAGTAGGATAGCGTTGAGTATGCCACAGCGTGAGACTTGTTGAATGAGTATCCAGCGTGAGCCTCAAAGTCATGCCATAGTTCTTCTGCTACTTCTGGTCTAACGTGCTGTGAAGCACCCTTTACGAAGCGTTCCTTGAATACATCGAACTCACGAGCATCCTTCTTCTTACCAATGATCTTACGAACTTTGTCTGCTTCTGCCATAGACATACCGCCAAGTTCTGTACAGGCTAGCATCACCTGCTCCTGATATAGAACACAACCATAGGTGTCCTGTGTAAATGCCTTCATCAACTGGTGGTGATAAGAGATGTTTTGCTTACCGTGTTTACGAGCAATGTAGTCCTTACCGATGGTGTTCATAGCACCTGGGCGTACTAGAGCGTTAGAAGCAGCCAACTCGTTAAAGTTCTTGACACCCATCTTAACTAGCAAGTTGGTGTATGGCGTGGCTTCACACTGGAACACACCCTTTGTGTAACCATCGGATAGCATACGATAGACGTTAGCATCTTCCATATTGATTGCGTGTAGGTCAATCTTCTCGCTAGTACGCTCTTCAATAATCTTGATAGTGTCCTGAATAACAGATAGAGTCTTTAGACCCAGAGCATCAATCTTGATCAGACCAATACGCTCTGCCTCTTCCATGTCTACTGCTACTACGGGGATACGCTCCTTGCTACCTGGAGTTGTGCGTGTCTCTAGTGGAGCGTACTTAAAGATAGGCTCCTTAGAGGTTACAACACCTGCGGCGTGAATACCAGTACCACGAATGCGACCACGAAGTTGCTCTCCATAATACTCAATCTCTGGATACTTCTCACGGAACTCTGCTGTCTGCTTTGAAGTTAGGTAGTCGTCCCAATCATCGACAAGCTTAAGTACCTTGTTAACGTCTGGTAGTGGAATGTTTAGCACACGAGCAATGTCACGAACAATGCCCTTACCCTTAAACTCAAGGAATGTGGCAATCGAAGCAACGTGACGATACTGGCGAACCAAGTAGTCCTTCACCTCTTCACGGCGTGTGTCTTGGATATCTGTATCAATATCTGGGAAGTCGTTACGCTCTGGGTTGATGAATCGGAAGAATAGCAGACCATGAACAATAGGGTCAATGTCTGTAATCTCTAGTGCGTAGCACAGAAGC